GGCGTGATCGCCATATTCCGATCCAGCAACCACCGTGTGCGCGCGGCGTTCGTGTTCCAGAAGCCCGCATGACCAAGCCCCGCCCCGCCCAATCGAATCCCCTGCGTTGCTATGGCGCATTCGTCGGTGGCAAGTTGGACTTGCGGACGCTGCGGGAGACCGCGCCTCAATCGCAAGCGTCGGGCGGGCTATGGAATCCGAAGCGGCGCTTGGGCATGAAGGTGTGCTGGGTGAGCTGGAGACGGGTGTGAGGCCCCCCCCCTTCAACTGTGCCCGCGAAGCGCGCCTTGGCGCGTCCCAGCGCATCGTCGGGCCTGTTTGAGGGCGATTGAGGTATGAAAAGGGCAAAGCGTCCGCTCTCCGCGCTCCGCCGTGATCTGGACCGTGTGTTTTCCCTGTGGGTGCGTCGGCGCGATGGTGATGCGAAGGGCATGGGCCGTTGCTACACCTGCAACCGGTATGCCTTGCTCGAAGCCTCGCATTTCATTCCACGGCAACACGCAGTCGTCCGCTTTGATGAGCGGAACGTCCACGGCGCCTGCAGTTGGTGCAATCGCTGGCAGCACGGCAACCAGGCCGAGTATTACGTTGCGCTGGTCAAGCAGTATGGTCAGGAGACGGTCGATGAGTTGATGCGTCTGAAGCACACGACAGTTAAATTCACACGTGCAGATTACGAGCAAATGCTGGAAAAATATGCCTGAGAACTGGGCTTATTACAATGACAACGATTCTTATGTCTGCGAATGGACGCGCAATCTCATCAAGGCCGGTCTCATCATGGATGGAGTGGTAGATGAGCGACCAATCGAAGAAGTCCAGCCAGACGATCTCAAGGAATTCGTCCGTTGTCACTTCTTCTGCGGTATTGCCACATGGGATTACGCGCTCTCTTTGGCAGGATGGAACGATAACAGAGGCGTCACCTTTACCGGCTCCTGCCCCTGCCAGCCCTTCTCCGCGGCAGGACGTAAAGGTGGCCTCGGTGATGAGCGCCATCTCTGGCCGCACTGGGCGCGGCTCATTGGCGAGTGCAGACCTGACGCAATCTTTGGTGAGCAGGTATCGGGAGCGGACGGATATGCTTGGCTCGATTTTGTTTGTGCTGACCTGGAAGAACTCGGTTACTCCGTCGGGGCGATCAGTACCCCGGCTTGCGGCGTCGGGGCGCCGCACATCCGGCAGCGGCTTTACTTCGTGGCAGAGTCCGAATGCAGGAGACGCGAAGGGACGAACATATCAATACGATCAGAGGGACAAGAGCAAGCCGCGCCTGAGCAACGAAGGCATGGCAATAGCGAGTTGGCCGACGCCGAGAACTCCAACCGGAGGGGCGGAGAGCGCGGAGAGGAAGCAAGAACTCGGCAGGACGGAGAGCGGCGGGGGCGATTTGCAAGCGATAGCGGCGCTGGCGACGTGGGCGACACCGAGCGCGCGGGATTTCAAGAGCAACGAAGCGGGCGAGGAACACCACGCGGCCAGGCGCGGGCAGACGAGGGGCAAGCCGCTGTCGGAGCAGGCTCACCAACTAACGGTTTCTGGCGAGACGCCCACTGGCTCCGCTGCATCGACGGAAAAGCGCGGGCAACTCAACCCGGAATTTTCCCTCTGGTTAATGGGTATCCCAACCGAGTGGGTATCTTGCGTGCCGCAGGCAACGCGATCGTCCCGCAGCAAGCGGCGGAGTTCATAAAGGCTTACATGGAATGTCGGCCATGAGCTAGGATTGAATTCAAGGAGGTGCTACGAAAATACTCCCAATGACCCCATCCCAACGCCGTGCGCTGGTACTCGAACAGCTCGCCGCCGGTCCCAAGAGCGTGAGTCAGTTGGGTGCAGTGACTCAACTCCCACTCACGAGCACTTGGACCACGGTGCAAGACCTCGTGCTTGCGGGGGCGATTCGTTTCGCGGGTTACGGTCCTAATCCCGGAAGGCTCGGTGGTCAGCCGCTGAAGCTCTACGGGCTGACGGGCATGACGCTCAACGTCCTGAGTTTCAAAAGCAAAGACCTAAAGAACGCGCATGCTGTCAAATGGGCCGAGCCGAAGCGCAGAGCATTCGCCGGTAGCGGCGTTATCGCTGGCAGAATCACAATTGGCAGAGGTACGCGTTGGGGCGCCGGACTCGCCTGATCGTTGAGTTTGCAATACCCCTCAATCATGTAGCATAATTAGCCTCATGCCATCAGGCACCGAGGCTGGATTCAAGCTCGACTTGCATACCTGTTGCCATTGCTGCAAGCGCATGGCCTACAGCGAGCGCTGTGAGGGCGAACTCTCGGAAGCTGGCTATACCTGCGGGTCATGCTTGCGATTGATGAATCAGGAACTCACGCTTTATCATAAGGTTGGATGACGATGCCGTGGTCGCCCGCTCAGCATAGACTTTTCATGGCCGCAGCGCATAACAAAGCGATCGCGGAGAAGCACGGCATGAGCCAGGTACAAGCTTCGAAGATGGCCTCCGAGGGCGTCAAGCGAACGGGCAAGCGCAAGGGCCTGCTCAGTAGGAGCACCTATGGCCGCTAGACTTAAGTCAAAAGCAGTCGGGCGGCCTTCTCTTTACGAGTTGGAATTTTGCGCGCAAGCGCATGGCCTTGCGCAGCAAGGGGCTACAGATCGTGAAATTGCAGAAGCGCTTGATATTAATGAATCAACGCTACATCGCTGGAAACATAGCCACCCTGAATTTCGCGAGTCCATAAAGCTTGGCAAAGTATCAGCAGATGCGCGTGTGGAACAATCGCTCTATCGACGCGCGGTGGGCTACAGTTTCGATGCGATTAAAATTTTTCAATATGAAGGTGATCCGGTTGTTGTGCCTCACGTCGAGCATGTGCCGCCGGACGTTACCGCACAGATATTCTGGCTCAAGAACCGTAAGCCAGCAGAATGGCGCGACAAACAAGAACATGAATTACTGGGCGACGTTGTAATTCACCACAAGATAGGTTGATGGATGCGCCCCGCGAAATCACGATTAGCTTTCCTGCTCGCGGCTATCAGCGCCCGGTTATCGAGTTCTTCAGGCGAGGAGGAAAGTCTGCTTACTGCATTTGGCCCAGAAAAAGCGGCAAGGATCGCACCGCAACCTTCATCGAATCCGAGCGAATGTTTGAACGTGTCGGGCTTTATTGGCATGCGTTACCGAAATATGAGGATGCGCGCCGAGTCATCTGGGATGCGATCACCGTGGACGGGAGAAAACTTATTGACATCAATTTCCCGCGAGAGATCGTCAAGAAAAAACTCGACCACGACATGAAGATCGAGACCGTGAACGGCTCCATCTGGCAGCCGATCGGAGCCGACAACTTTGACTCGCTGGTCGGAGCGTTCCCGGTTCACGTCACTTATTCCGAGTTCCCGCTGATGGACCCGCGGGCTCGAGGTTACATTCGCCCTGCGATCGCAATGGCTGATGGCACGGAACTCTTTATCGGTACGCCGCGCGGCTATAACCACGCGCATGATCTGTGGCAGTATGCGCGGAGCCAAAAAGACTGGTTTACTTCGTTCCTTACCGCCGATGATACCGGCGTGTTCAGTCCCGAGTTTCTCGCGCACGAGTTGAAGCAATACCAGGCGGTCTACGGGGTTCACGATGGCGAATCGCTCTTCAGGCAGGAGTTCTACTGTGCGTGGGAATCCGCAAACGTCGGCTCCATCCTCGGACGCTATATCGAGAGCGCCGAGCGCGAAGGCCGGATCACCGACGATATTACTCATGACCCCGATGGCGCGGGCATTGAGATTAGCTCTGATTTGGGTCGCCGCCACATCTCGGCGTGGTGGTTCTGGCAGCCGCTCGTCAACGGTTTCAACCTCATCGACTACGACGAGGACTCCGGACTCGACGCCCAGGAGTGGATAGAGAGACTTAAAGAACGTCTAGGTACGCGCCGGCTTACCCGTATCTGGTTGCCCCATGATGCCAAGGCCAAGACCTTTGCCGCTTCCCATAGTCCGATCGAGCAGTTCCTTGCCGCCTTTGGTCATGATCGAGTAGCAATCTCGCCCGAGACCAAGAAGCAGCATTCGATCAACGCCGCACGCTCCGTCATTGCGCGCTGCAACTTCCATCGCACGCGTTGCGCTCAGGGATTGGCTGCGCTCCGTAGCTGGCAATACGAGTATGACGAGGAGCGGCGCCAGTTCTCGAAAGAACCGCGTCAGGACTGGGCGATGGACGCATCGGACGCGTTTTGCGAGGGTGCGAAGGTGATGCAGGAGCGCATCATCGCACCAGTGAAACCTCCCGAGCGCAAGCTCGCCGTAGGAGTGAACACTGCCACGCTCGATGACATGTGGCGCGATCATGAAGTAACTCTCTCACGCAAAGCGAGGATATGATGGCTCAACTCCAGCAAAGCGGAATGCCCACCAACCTGAGTGCGAGCGGCTCGGTGTCGCTCGCCTCGGGTTCCTTGATCGGGTTTTACGTGAACTCCACGAGCACCGGCACTGTGGTCGTCCGGAATGGCGGCTCGGCCGGCACGGCGATCTCGGGCACGATCACGCCCGCGATCGGCTGGCACGCGTTCCCGGCTTACTGCACGGCAGGCTGCTATCTCACGCTCGCCAATACAATCGACGTGACAGCGTTCTTCGCGGCAGGATGAGGATGTTCTGGAAGAGGACTGCGTAAGTGGTCGCCAAGCGCAAACCCATCCGAGCGGATGCCAAGTCCGAGCGCCCCTCCTCCGAGGTCGAGCGTTGGTGCGGGGCGATTGCGCTCTACGAGCGTCAGTTCAAGAAGTGGGAATCCAGAGTCGAGAAGATCATCAAGCGTTATCGTGATGAAGGCCGCAGCGAGACTCATTCAAGCGCACGGTTCAATATTCTGTGGTCGAACGTGCAGACGCTCTCAGCGGCGACATTCGCGCAATTGCCGAAACCCGATGTATCGCGGCGCTTCCGCGACAATGACCCGGTCGGGCGCGTCGCATCGCTCATTCTGGAGCGGGCACTCGACTACGAGGTCGAGCACTACAGCGACTACCGCGCCACCTTGTCCGCCTCGGTGCTCGACCGATTTCTCGGCGGGCGCGCCACCGCGTGGGTGCGTTATGAGCCGCACTTCAGGGCCGTTGAACAGGCTCTACCAGAGGAGGGACTGCAGGTCACGGAGGATACCGAAGTCCCGGATGAGGAACTCGAATACGAGTGTGCGCCCTGTGATTACGTGCATTGGCGGGATTTCGGGCACTCAATCGCACGCACCTGGGAGGAATGTCCCGCGGTCTGGCGCAAGGTCTACATGACGCGTGAGGCGCTCATCGCGCGCTTCGGGCAGGATGTCGGCAATAAAGTCCCGCTTGACGCCAAGCCCGAGGACATGAAGGACGCCCAATTAGGCCAGGATGCGGAACTCTCAAGAGGCTGCGTCTACGAGATTTGGGATAAAGAATCGAAGCGCGCAATCTGGATCGCGAAGTCGGTCAAGGAGATTCTCGATGCGCGCGAGGATCCCCTCGGATTGGAAGAGTTCTTCCCTTGTCCGCGTCCGCTCTACGCGACTTTGACTAATGAAAAGCTGGAGCCGGTCCCCGACTTCACGCTCTACCAGGACCAGGCCGCGGAACTCGATCTCTTGTCCTCGCGCATCGATAGTCTACTGGAGGCATTGCAGGTGCGTGGAGTCTACGATGCATCATTGCCGGAACTCTCGCGGCTCTTCAGCGAGGGCCGGGACAATGCACTTCTGCCGGTGAAGAACTGGGCCGCATTCGCCGAGAAGCAGGGCTTGAAGGGTGCCATAGATCTGGTGGACCTCTCGAATATCGTCGGTGCGCTGCAAGCCGCTTATCAAGCCGCCGAGCAAGTGAAGAACCAGGTCTACGAGATAACCGGCATTTCGGACATCGTGCGGGGGCAAACCGCCGCCTCTGAGACCGCCACCGCGCAACAGATCAAGGGGCAATATGCGAGTCTGCGGCTACGGACGTATCAATCCCAGGTCGGAGCATACGCGCAGGAAATGCTGCAGATCAAGGCGCAGATCATGTGCAACAAGTTCGCGCCTGCGACGTTGATCAAGTTGAGTGCGGCGGAGCAGTTATCCGAGCAGGATAAGCAATTAGTACCGAAAGCGATGGAACTGTTGCTGGGCGAACGAGCCGCGAACCCGGAGGCCACGACGCCCAATCCGCTGCGTGCCTTCCGCGTGGAAATCGCGGCCGACAGCATGATTCATCTGGACGAAGAACAGGAGAAAAGCTCGCGCATGGAGTTTTTGCAGGCGCAGG